TCTTCATCAGTCTGACGCAAGACTTTACGCTTGACGTAATCTCTTGAATAGTATGTGCCGATGTATGGTTCAATAGCAACCATGATATTGAGACGCTCAGTCATCAGTTCATGGTCTTTGAGTTCTGCAAAATGATTATCATAGACATAATCAAATTGTATATGTTCTGCCATCTTATCCCAGTCTTCTGGGGTAACGATGTTCTTAAGAACTAACTGTGTCTTCAGTAGATCAACGAATAAACCACTAAATCTCTTACGTAGTCTACCTACAAACTTACTAAACATAAGTTCGTCACGTAAGATTTCAGAAGATCTACCTAAGTTGAATCCACTATCACCTGCACCAGATACCCTAGAATCAGGTACATTCAATGCACGATATAGTTTTCTCTGGAAGTATTCTATGTCACTTAATTCACCTAAGTTTTGTCCACCTGGTAATGTAGAGATCTCTGTGCCTCTACCACCTTCTCTACGTGGTAACCAGAAGTCCTCTAGCATAGACATGAACTTCTTATCATCCTTGATCTCACCAGTGTTAGCATCATATACCAACTTGTTACGATACCTCATCATGACATCACGGAGGTATTGTTCTGCCTTTACCTTAGGTAGATTACCAACGTCAATGTAGAATATTCTTCTTTCAGGTGCTCTTGATAATCTGTATATAACAAGAGAGTCCTCAATCATTCTCAACTGGTTGAGACCTTTGATTGCCTTATGTAAGTATGATAATGTTAGTTTCTTATTTCTATCTACTAAACCTGAGTGTACATATGTAATTGAATCTTTGGCAATCTTTACACCTTTACCTGCTACAGAACCAAACTTCTGTGCCATACCTTGTGGGTAGTAAGTATAGAACTCAGTTACCTTGGCATCTTTCTGAATAGTTTGCTCACCTGAGTATGGTAATACAGGAATACCTTCTGCTCCTCTAGCACCTTTCTCATTCTTATTTTGTACTCTCATCAACTTGATTTTGAGAGCATCAATATATCTTAGTTCTTGAATACCTTCTTCTGGTTTTTGTACGTCAATTACTTTATGATAATGAAGTCTACCATCAACGTACCAATTTCTAAAAATCTCATGTGACTTCTTATCAAATGACAACAAGTCTTTTATATACTTAAACTCATCTCTTACAACACGTTTTAGATTCTCACTTACGTTTAGATTATCTAAATCTATTTCAACTGGACTATCATTTGTATCTGATACAATTGCTTCATTGACCACATGCTCAATAGCAGTATCACACTCTGGGTGATGTGCCATATCACGGTATCTCTTAATAATATCAAACTCAGTACGGAAGACACCTTCGATATCAACGTACTGACCGTAGAATCCAGAAGACAGAAAATAATCAGCCCCATCCTCATTATTCTGAGGAACTGGGCTGATTACGCCTTTGGATTTTTTGGCATCATCTTCAATTGAGAAACCAAAAAGCTTGGCCATAATATTGTTTCCCTAGTTTTACGTATTTATTATACTATAGAATCGCTGTTATTGCCATCGTATGCTTCCCACCACTGCACCTGAAGTGTTACCTGAAACTCTTCGATTGCATCTTGGGTATCATATGATAACTCAATAGCACTTACTGCACTCGGCCAACATCCTTTCATGTTATACCTACGAAGCACAGGTAGTGTAGCACCACTCTGATCACCACGAGTGTTCAGATCTGTTTGTGCACGACCTAACTGGTTTACTCTCCAATCAGCGAAGTAGTCTGAAGGAGTGATAGTACCAGATCCGTCAGATACTTTGATGATGTAGTTTGCCCAACGCTCAAATGCTTGACGTAGTTTGAAATCACCATCGTTTACCACGGTGATTGTCCAAGGATCGAATCTACGATCACCTGCAACTTTGAGTTGTCTTCCTCTGAAAGGAACGATAACTTCAGCGATGTTGGAAGCAGGTAATTGTGCCCCCTTGATCATCATTCTATGAGTAGTATTTTCTATCTCATCATCGAAAATACCCACACCAGATGGGAAGTCCATTTCCACCTCAAAGAGGTTAGGACGAGCACCACCTTGTGCTAATCTGGTCTTGAAAGAATCAATTGATCTTTCGTTGTTTGGAACTGAGAAAATGTTCTTGTCTAATGCCATAATTGTGGGGGTCTCCTATTACACAGTTCCTACAACTTCACTGAAGGATACTCCAGTGCGTGTAGCGACGAAGGTTAGACCGATGAAGTTAATCGATCTTGCAGGTTTGACATAGATGTCAGCAATGAACTCATTGCGATCAATAACATCAGGAGTGTTATTAGTATCATCACAAACAAGTAGGAAGTCCTGAATTCCTCTCTTCGCTTGAACATCCCTTAGGAATGGTTCAACGATATTTACGAAGTTGGAACGAGTTCCAGCATCGTTAAGTTCAAAGAGTACTGACTTAGCAGCGTTCTCGATTGCTTGCTCAATAGTGATGAACAATCTTCTTACGTTGATTCTGTCAAATGCAGACTCATAAGAAAGACCTGTCTTATCACCGAATAGGATAATACCATCACCAGGTTTGGATGTGATTGGGTTGACTCTATTGGAGTACAACTGGTCTCTTGCATCCTGACCAGGATTGAATGCTAGTTTGATAGCAAAGTTCAATCCACCTCTTTGTAAACCAGCAGGTGAGAACCAAGGGAAGAAGTCCCTGTCTGTTCTTACCATACAACCTGCTATATCAGCAGAAGCTGGCATCCAAATAAACTTCTTATTGAATCTATCGTATACGTACTGGTAACCAGAATCGAATACAACGTATGATGATGAAGTTAGTGGTGCAAAGAATGATAAAACATTTGTTAGTTGATCTGCAGCACTTGCTACATTTACAACCGATCCTCTGTTAGGAGAGATCACTGCAACTGTGTCCTTTCTACCCTCTGCTAATTGTATTAGTTTATTTGCTTTTGCTTGCTCTTCTTCTTTAGTAAGTGAAGCACCACCTTGAAGTAAGAATCTAATGTCACTGTCTACTGGATCAGCAAACTTATCGTATGAAGTTAGAATGTCTCCTAATGGAGCATTGTAAAGTCCTACACCTGTGTAATCAAGACCACCTGTTAGATCGTACTTGACATTACCGATAGAACTGAACTTGATGTTCTTCGCTTCTTGACCCCATGCAGCAGCATTATTTGATACCCCAGTGAAACCTGAACTAAATCCAGATTTTATAGGAGATGTGCCCCATGTAGCATTGGTTCCATAAGTTAGTTGATGACCAGCGAAGATATACTCTGAGTTATCAGCAAGGTACTCCTTCCAATAAATCTTAGCGTTACCTGCAGTTGTAGCATCGGATGCTTTAGATAAGTTCGGGAACTTCTCTAGAATTGATCCTACATCTCCTGTTACTCCACCACCAGCATCTATAACAACAACGTGAAGAGCATCGTTTGAACCATCTCTTTTACTTACGTAATTATTTGTTCTTGGTTTGTTGAGTACAGATTTCCAAGATAAAGTAGTAAAGTCTGATCCACCATCAGCAACACTCGTTAGAATGTTTTGTTGATTGTACCAATCAACTGATGTATGGGTTGATCCAAATGCAGTAATGTTTCCACTACTATTGACAATGTTTAGTCTCGTATCTGTCTTGAATTCGTACTGCGAATTCTGTTGATAATCTACTAATGTTTCTGTTCCATCTATAACAGTACTTACAACTCTAACATCAAATGTTGTTGATGTCTTTGCAGTAACAATACCTTTCAAGATACCTGTTGCTGCTGCAGTTGTACCAACACCAACAGTTGTTCCTGTTAGATGTTGAGTAACACCATATCCAACTGTTACATTAGCTGCTAATGTACCTGTCTGGAAGGTAGGTGTAATAGTTTGGTCTGATGCGTTATCAATAACAGCGACCTTTATATTCTCTGCCCAGTTACCTGGGTTCTTTGCTGCAAATAACCAAGTTGTATCATCTGCTTGGTTGTTTACGTAATCCTCGTATCCTTCTAAAAGAAGTGTGATGCTTCCAGATGCAACACCTGCGTTTGCAGTATTCAGATCACCACCAGCACTACGAACTACATCCAACTTACCACCATAGGATAAGAAGTTTGAAGCTGCATACCAAGTTTCATAATGATAATCTGTTGTTCCTACGCCTGGTGTTCCAAACACCTCAACTAATTCTTTTTCATTATTAATTCTGGTAATCTCATTTACTGGTCCTTTCTTAAACGGAGCAGCAATACCACCAACTACATTGAGTGTGAAATCCACGCCACCACGAGTAAGATCGACCTCTCTTACTGAAATACCTGGAGATGCTAATCGAAGTGCCATTCTAACTCCCTGCTGTTCCCTAGATTTTGACTGAAATTATTTATGAAAATGTGTTGTTATCTACTCTTTACTCTCAATTACTATAAGTGATACTCCCACATATAAGACCTGTCACCATACTCATCTGCCTTCTTCCAATTCTCACCATCACTAGTAACTAGTTCTAAATCATCTTCTAATCCATCCATAACAAATCCAAATGGTGCCATGTCTTGCTCAATAGCATTCTTTTGTTCTTCATAGATACGTTT